CTACCTATCGTCAATATCGCTTTTTGCGGTAGTCTAAAGGGTGGTTTACTTCCAGGTCTTACAGTTGTAGCCGGTGAATCTAAGAGTTTCAAAACTCTTCTCGGTCTCTACTGTATGAAAGCTTATCTTCAGAAATATCCTGAAGGTGTAGCTATCCTATATGATTCTGAGTATGGTATCACACCAGAATATCTTGAAAGTTATAATATTGATACAGACCGTGTCATTCACGTTCCAATCGAAGACGTTGAACAATTAAAGTTCGATGCTACTAAGAGATTGAACGAGATTGAGAAAGGTGATAAAGTCTTTATTATGATTGACTCAATTGGTAACTTGGCTTCTCGTAAAGAAGTTGAAGATGCTCAAAATGAGAAATCAGTTGCTGATATGTCTCGTGCAAAACAACTTAAATCGTTGTTCCGTATTGTGACACCGAAGCTGACTGGTAAAGATATTCCAATGATTGCTATCAACCACACTTATAAAGAAATTGGTCTGTTCCCTAAGAACATCGTTTCAGGTGGTACTGGTATCTATTATTCAGCCAATCAAATCTTTATCATTTCTAAATCTCAACAGAAAGAAGGTACTGACCTTGCAGGGTTTAAGTTCACAATTAATATTGAGAAATCTAGATATGTTAAAGAAAAAGCTAAATTACCATTTACAGTCCTTTACGATACTGGTATTCAAAAGTACTCAAGTCTATTTGACTTAGCTCTTGAATCTGGACATTTGACAAAGGCCAACCAAGGGTGGTATAATTTAGTAGATATGGACACTGGAGAAATTATCCAACCGAAAAGACGTGCTAAAGATATTGAATCCGACGAAGAGTTCTTCGAAGGTCTCATGGCTGACCCGCGTTTCAATGACTACATTGAGAAGAAATTCAAACTAACTACTTTAGAAATGGAGAAAATAGAAGATGATAGAGAAGACGATACTATCGAACCTGATACTGAATGAGGAATATAGCCGCAAGGTCTTTCCTTATCTGAAATCAGAATATTTTGATGATATCTCTTATAGTAAAATCTTCAGTACTGTTTCTGAATATGTTGAGCAATATAAAGAGCCTCCTACCATAGAGGCTCTCAAGCTCTCGCTCGAAAAACGTAAAGATCTTAACGAAGACACTTACAATACAATCCAAGAGTTATTGGGCGAATTTGAAATTGACAAGACTACTAATCCACAGTTCTTACTTGACGAAACTGAAAAGTTCTGCCAAGATAAAGATTTGTATAATAGTATTCGTAAGTCGATTCTCATTTTAGATGGGCAGGACAGAGAAAACGATAAAGGTAGCATTCCAAAATTACTATCCGATAGTTTGGGTATCAGCTTTGACTCAAGCGTCGGTCACGACTTTCTTCAAGATTTTGAAGACCGTTACGAACATTACCATAAGAAAGAAGAGCGTATTCCATTTGATATTGATATCTTAAACAAGATTACCAAGGGTGGGTTACCTCGTAAATCAATGACAGTATTGCTTGCAACTACTGGAGGTGGTAAATCATTATTGAAATGTCACATGGCTGCCAATCATTTGATGTATGGTAAAAATGTTCTTTATATTACTATGGAGATGGCCGAAGAAGAAATTGGTCGTCGTATCGATGCTAACATCATGGATATTACACTTGACGAAGTCAATGAGATTCCTCGTGATGTATATGAAAAGCGAATGGCTCGATACAAAACTAAAACAACAGGTAAGTTAGTCATTAAAGAGTATCCAACTGGTTCTGTTCATTCAGGTCATTTCAGACATTTATTGAATGAGCTAAAACAGAAAAAGAATTTTGAACCTGACGTGATATTTTTAGATTACTTAAACATTTGTGCGTCAGCAAGAGTAAGAGGTGCAGCTGCATCTAGTAGTTATAACCTTGTTAAATCAATCGCTGAAGAAGTCCGTGGCTTAGCAATGGAATATAACTGTGCATTGGTCACATCATCTCAGTTCAACCGTGATGGTTATGGTAATTCTGATGTTGATTTGACTAACACATCTGAATCCATGGGTATTACTCATACAGCAGATTGTATCTTAGCTCTCGTAACATCTGAACAACTTGACGACCTTGGTCAACTTATGTTGAAACAACTCAAGAATCGTTGGGGTGATATCAGTTGGTATCGTAGATTCTTAGTTGGTATTGACCGTGCTAAAATGAAGATTTACGAACTTGAAGAAAGCGCACAACAAAACATCAATATCGATGACAGTTCTGGAGGTGGCTCCGGAAAAAAGAAGATGATTGATGATGATGGTCCTGTGTTTGACAAGACAGATATTGGTCAGCGTATAAGTAAGAAAAGAAAGGGTGTTTTCAACGACGTTCAACTGATTTAATTTTTATAAATAACTGAAACGCCACTTTATTATCAAAGGTACTATGAAAAGTTTTAGTTTATTTGCAAAAGAAAGCCCAAAAACTATTGAAGAAAAGCTTAAAGTCTCTGATGGCTTAGGAGCTTGGATTGACGACTTTCAAAAAAGTGACGCGCCTCAATTTAAAGGCGCAGATAAAGAAAAGCGTCGTAATATGGCAATTGCTGCATTCACTTCAGCTGGCGGAAAACTAGAGTCTGTTAAATCTAAAAACGAAGAAAGAAACATCAATTTATCTTTTGGGAATTATTCAGGTCTAACAGAAGCACCTATTGATACTCCAGATTATACTGGAGACGATGCTTCTTTTGCTATTGATGTCTTATCTAAAATAGATGATGGTATTTCTTCAATCGAAAGCGCTATTGAGCTTGATAATAGAAAAGATAAAACAAACAGCAAAAAGTTTGGATTATTTGCTATTATGGATGGTAGTAAGCGTGTTAAATGGGCATCATTAGCAAGACAAATTATTGCCGATACTCCAGACCTAGAAGAAGGCCCACAACCACCGCCTGATAGAATCGATAAAGATATTACTGTTAAGCATAAAGACATGGACCGATATATCTATGTTAATTGTAGACCAGACGGTAAACGTAGTAAAGCAGGAGATGACCCAAACGAATTAATGACTGCTGCTCTATGCCTTAAATCAAAATTAGTTGCACCAAAAACAGTTGAAGAAATGGACGAGCTTATTCAGTTCGTTAAGCTTAATTTAAAGAAAGTCAAAGGTGCTGCTCCAGGTCAAATTGCAAGTTTAGACGGCCAAGACTATGTTAACCTTTGCCAAGCAGTATCAGCTGCTTTATCTCTCCATAAAAACGGATATGGTAAAGCTGATATGGTATATTTAACTGGGCAATCTTGGGATAACGACGTTAAACAATTTCAAATTACAAAACACGGAATGAAGGACTTTAATAGTTCTGACTTTATTGTTAAAAAGGGTGCTAATTTCTGTGGTGTATCTCTTAAAAAGAAAAAGAGAATTACAGAAGCAGACCCAACATTAATTAATAAATCATTTAGTACACTTTTCCAAGACCGCAAATTTGATAAGCTTATGGCACAACTTGATAGGAGTGCTGCTGCATTTTATATTCAAGTTATTAGAGAAGCAGGTCGTAATCCTGCTAAATGGAAAATACCACCTGCTGTAGTAAAGGATATTAAAGCAAACGAAAGAAAATTAAACATTAATAATTGGAAAAAGTTTGTACAGCGTTTACCAAACGACTTAATTAATTTTAAATTAAAAGGCGAGCGTTCTTTATTTAAGGCCATGGCCAGGATTATTCTTAAAGATGCTGATTTATTAGCAGACCAATTAGTAGATTTAATCTTTAAAGCTGAATTAAAAGACCTTAAGAAAGTTAATTTTGACTTTACTCTTGTTACAGGTATTGGTGACTATGGTCCTCGTAAAGGTGTAGATATTTCAGAAGGTGAATACAAAGACATCGACACAGTTACTACAAAGCTTAACGAGTTAGTTAAAACAGGTAAAAATACTATTCGGCCAACACCTGGTGAAACACAAGCATATATGGAAGGTGCTACAGCTGCGATGTTAGCATTTGATTTAATGATTGGTAAGATGCCAGTTGCTCATATTAAATTAAGATATAAAGGTAACTTTAGGTCTGCACCATCATTTACTGCTGAAATGACAGACGAATTTAAGGCTATGTACAAATGATAAGATTTAAGAATTACATTACAGAAGCCGCTGGAGCTAATCTTCACATGACACATTTAGAAGATGCTGTCTTAGATGGTGGAGTTAATGGAACGCGTAATGTATTCCAATATCTTCAAGCACTTCGTGATATGCTTGGTGGTAATACAAAAGCACCAGTTAAAATTTCAGTTAAATGGGATGGCGCTCCTGCAATCTTTGCAGGTACTGACCCATCTGATGGTAAATTCTTTGTTGCTAAAAAAGGAGTATTTAATAAGACTCCCAAACTATATAAAACAAATGCAGAAATAGATAATGACTTAAGCGGAGATTTAGGAGCTAAATTTAAAGTA